AGAGGGTATGGTTTCCATCGCCCTCCAGGCTCCTGCTAATGGTATTGAGATTACACACAGTATGCGAGTTCAAGGTAACCAAATCGGAAGACAGCGCCAAGTACTCTTTGATTACTGGGCAGACCAAATTAAAACTGATTGGCTCTTATGGGTTGACTCGGACATTGTTATGGATATCCACGTACTGACTAAGGTATGGGACGCAGCAGACAAGATTGGCAAGCCAGTTGTAACTGGTACTTACTTTATCTCTAAGCAAAACGAAGGCACATTAGCCCAACCGTTCCCTGCGCTGTTCCATAACATAGATGAGCACACCCTGCGTCACGTACATCCACTGCCTGAGAATCAAGTAATACCAGTTGACTCAGCAGGACTTGGCTTTACATTGATGCACAAGTCTGTAATTCCCGCACTGCGCGAGAAGTTCCCAGACCAGTCATTGTTTGCAGAGCAAGAAGGTATTGGCGATAAGTTTGTCGGAGAAGACATTGTGTTCTTCCGCAAACTTAAAGAAGCAGGTATTCCTTTATACGCACACACAGGTGCGCTAGTACGACATATGAAACGATTCTCATTAGACGTAGATTACTACGGTCTCTACTGGAGTTGGCAAACATTAAAGAAGCAAATAGAGCAAGACAAACCTTAAGGAGTCTAAGTGGCTGGTCGTGATATTACCGAAGGTCGTCCAACGCGAGCCATCGCAACTGATATTGGTATCGTCTCTGACGGTGCAATTTGGCAGAATACGGACATCAACTATGATGTAGCAATTGGTGGACTCCCATTCATCTATGCTATCAATGATGCACGACCATACATTAGACAGACAGCACCGTTTCGTAAAGACCAGTTCGACAACCAGACAGAACCAGGAGAGCAATCTCTAACTGGCTGGTGGATTCGTTCACAGTCTTCTTTCCACGGTGGTACAGGTATTGTCTATTTTGACCCACAAACCTCTGACCCATTTGGTCACTATCGTTTTGCAGATAGCAAGGGTGTAGATGTATTTAAGCAAGGTGAAGTAACTCTACTTAACAATGTAGAAGAAAACCACATCACCACTGGAACTATACGTAGCAATGGTCGACCATTCCAGTCAGCCCGTTCTATCAAATATGGAAGCACCGAGGCTGTATTGCTTTGGGATGAGTATGACGTGGATAAGATTGTTCCAGGGGCAGCCCCTGTTCACTTTATTGATTACATCTCTGGAACTGACAGTGCAGTCTATGCCATCTGTGATGATGGTGTAAATGCATTTTGGATTACCAATACTGCAACTAAGAAGACTGTTTATAAAAAACCTTTAACTGGTACATCTGCATCTACTGCAGACGTTACAAAGATGTTTGACGAGGTTGGTACTATTGCTAACGCAACAATGGAGTACGTTAAAGAACGTATTGTAATGTGCGCAGATAACAAAGTATACGAATTCTCATCATCTGCTGTCGCTATGCCAACTGCAGTTTATACACACCCATCAACTAGCCACGTCTACAGTTCTATAGCAGCCTCTGGTTCTTCAATTTATGTTGCAGGCTACACTGGTATTCAATCAACTATTCTTAAGTTTACTTTGTCTACTGTTGGCGTAATGCCAACATTAACATCTGCTGTAGTAGCAGCAGAACTACCAGTGGGTGAGATAGTCCACAAGATTTACTATTACCTGGGCTATATGATGATTGGAACCAATAAGGGCATCAGAGCAGCAGCAGTATCAGAAGTTGATGGCTCTCTTAACTATGGTCCACTGATTGTAGAAACCAGCCAACCGTGCTACGACTTTGCAGCACGTGACCGTTTCGTATGGTGTGCTACATCCGTCAATGGTGAGCCAGGAGTTATCCGTATCGACCTAGGTACAGAGTTAGAAACACTTCGCTTTGCTTATGCCAATGACATCTATTATCCAGGAATCACAGACCACGTAACTACCAGTTGTGCTTTCGTCAATGGTACTGAGCAGTTAGCATTTACTACATCTGCAACTTTTGCGGGAACAATTGTTAACAAGGCATTGACTAGCAATGTGGCAACACTTACTACAAGTGCAGCCCATAACCTAGCGGTTAGCGATTCCATCTGGGTTGAAGGTGTCGATGCAACATTTAATGGTGAATTCACAGTAGCAACTGTGCCAACTACCACTACATTTACATACGCCAAGACAGCAAGCAATGTTGCATCCACAGCAGTTACTTCTGCTGCAGCAATTGTTGCTACCACTGGTGCTATCTATGTAGAGGATTTAACTGAGTTAACACCTACTGGTTACCTAACTACTGGCAACATTCGATACAACACATTAGAGAAAAAGAACTTTAAGCGTCTTTTAGGACGCGGTGACTTTACCTATGGTTCTATGACACTCAACACTGTTGATGAGGCTGGCACTGTATATGACGTTATCTCTTATGACGCAGCAGTTGGTGCTCCAGAGGTAACAACATCATCTCCTGCTATAGCACAAGAGTACTTGGCTTATAAGTTTATTATGTTTAGAGATGATGAGGACTCAAGCAAGGGTCCACAGTTCAAGGGCTATCAGGCAAAGGCAACGATTGCTACTCCACGTCAGCGTGTGATGCAGTTCCCTGTTTATTGCTACGACATTGAGACCGACCGATACAACGTACTACTTGGATATGAAGGCAGAGCCTTTGACAAAATTCGTTTACTTGAAGACATCGAAGGCAACGGAGATGTTGTTACTTGGCAAGACTTAACAACTGGCGAATCTCGTCAGGCTGTTATCGAACAAGTTACGTTCACCCGTTTAACCCCACCAGATAAGCGCTTTGATGGCTTTGGTGGCGTACTACAAATAACTATCCGTACCGTATAACTCCTAGGAGCGCAATCAATGACCGCAGCAAATTGGGCTGGACTAATCGTATCTGTAATCGCAATCGTATCGGCATTTGCTGGTTCGGTGAGATGGTTAGTTAAGCATTACCTCTACGAACTTAAGCCCAATTCAGGCACAAGTTTAAAAGACTCCGTTATTAGATTAGAAGAAAAGGTAGAAATCCTTTACCAAATGATGTTACAAAGAGGGAAGAATGAATGAAGTCTGTAGTCAAGAAAGCCACACCTGCCGCTATTGCTGTCCTTCGACAAGCCACAGCGATTTCGCCATTGCGTATGAAAGCCAGCGATGGGCTTCTGCCGTCGAACGCTCATTTGAAACAGAGTCCAACCAGCGACCATAACACTGGTCTTGCTGTTGACTTAACGCACGACCCTAAGAATGGAATTGATTGTGCTGACATTTTTGAAAAACTTAAAGAAGATAAGCGTGTTACTTACCTCATCTTCAAGGGCACGATATGGTCTAAAGAAAAGGCTAAGCAAGGAAACAGACGGTACACTGGGTCTAATTCTCATAGCAAGCATCTACATATTTCTATTGACCCCACTATGGCTACCGATACTTCTCCGTGGTTTTGGTGGATGAATCAGCCTAAGACTATGAATCAGGTTATCGCCAGTTTGACTTCAATGCCTGCAAAGAAAGCATATAAGACTGAAGTTTGTACCTGTTGCAAAGTGCACGGTACAAAAGCCTAATCCCCTAGGAGGATACAATGGAACAATTCAAACAAATCGCACTCACTTGGTTTCGTGCATCAGCAGCATCTGCTGTAGCACTTTTCCTTGCTGGTGAATCAGACCCTAAGACTCTAGCAATGGCAGCATTGGCTGGATTCGCTGGTCCACTGCTTAAGTGGCTAGATTCATCTGCCGTAGACTTCGGTCGCGGTTCAAAGTAATACCCTTTATACGCCTTCCAAGGCGGTTTTAAGACACTTAGACCCTCAGGTCATAGGATTACCTATGGCTTGGGGGTCTTTTTGTCATTTCTATGGCGTGTCTAAAACTTGCATTAGGGGTAGGTTGTGTGTATACTCAGATTATTAATTAAATTATTAATTAATATAAGGCGCGAAGCGCCGATATTATATATATAATTATATAATAATAACTAAATAGATTTACATAGTTCTCCCTTATTGAGTACCCTCCTGTCCTCTAAGGGAGGACTATGTAACAACTTAAGACAGGAGAAGTCAATGGTTAAACTGGATTCATACGAACTGCCAGCACATATATCCTACTCAGCATTTACCACTTACCTTACTTGTGGGTATCAGTATTACCTAGGTCGGTTACTTAAAGTTCCAGAGGAACCATCTATCTGGTCAGCAGGCGGACGAGCATTTCACTTAGCAGCAGAATTGTGGGACATCGAAAATGGTTAACACTTACTGGCAGACTGCTTGGTCTAAGGAAACTGAAGGACTTAATTTTGAGACTGCTCGTAGAGCAGGAAGAGCAACCAAGGATAACCCGAACAAAGAAGACGGTGCTTGGTGGTATGACCAAGGTTCCAAGTGGGTAGACAACTACATACTTTGGCGCAAGAACAACCCTAGTTGGAAACTTTGGACAACACCTCAAGGTGCCAAGGCTATCGAGTTAGAGTTAAACCCAGTTATCTCTGGTGTACCAGTGAAGATGTTCATTGACAGAATCTTTGAGGTTGACGGTAAGTTAGTTATCGTTGACTTGAAGACCTCTCGTGCACGTCCTCAGTCTGACCTTCAGTTAGGCTTCTACAAAATAGGAGTCGAGATGATGTTGGGAGTGGAAGTCAATCTAGGAAACTACTGGATGTCTCGTGAGTCGGGGACAGGAGAGATGATTGACCTAAGTAGATATACCTTAGACACGCTTGAATACTTTGTTGATGGCTTTGACAAAGCACGCAAGGCTGGTATATTTCTACCGAACCTACAATCGTGCAATTTCTGTGGACTCACAGAACATTGCCAATTCACGAAGGAAAAATAAATGCTCAAAGTAAATACACTAACAGCACAAGATGTGTTGGTAGCACTTGAAATGAAACTCATTACACAGGATGAAGCACGCGAAGCACTTGGCTTTGCAGTTACTAAGGAGGATAAGTAATGGCAGAAGATTGGAAGTTACAGGTCTCTTACAAGACCAATGGTGGGGATATGGTAAATGTCCGTGCTAATACTGCAGATGAACTTAGCGTATTGCTAGAGGGAATCTCTGATTACTCAACACAGATTGCAGCAACAGGAAGAATGCTTAACGGTGCAAGTGTGGTAGCCCCTTTGGGGACGCCTACTTCAACTCCCGCGCAGCAAGCAACTCCTACCTTCGTAACCGCCCCAACAGCGGAAGCATCAGGTACTACCCCAACGTGTCTACACGGGGAGCGAAAGTTCCTATCGGGAATCAGCAAGAAGAACGGCAAGCCATATCGGATGTGGGTTTGTCAGCAACCGCAAGACCAGGGTCAATGCACACCAGTCAACGGTTAAACCTAGATATATAATAAGAATTGGTAGAGGGGTATTTATTAGGGGAAGATATTTACCCCTCTTCCAACTTAAGACAGGAGAACGCAATGGAAAAAACAATTAAATATTTATTGCAAGAAGCATACGTCGATGGTTACAAAGATGCTCGTGAATCAATAGCACAGGAGATTGAAAAATTACCAGTTGAAAGTTCAACTACCAACGCAGTAGGTATGAAGTCTATTGCCATAAAAGTTGCACGAGGTAAGCAGTGAGAACTCTTGTACGCTCAGTAGGTAGAGCAGACATTGGTGGGGAACCATTACCTGCAGTCTTTCGCTCACTTGATTCAAACAAAATTATATTTCGTAGAGCAGAAGTCTCTATGCTTGCAGGTACTCCAGGTGTGGGAAAGTCCACTCTGGCACTGGCTTTAGCCCTTAAAATGAAAGTCCCATCTCTTTACATTTCAGCAGATACCAACGCACACACTATGGCTATGCGTCTTGCATCAATGATTAGCGGTAAGAATCAGACTGACGTTGAGACACTAATGAATAGTGATTACGGATGGACTAAGGCAACCCTTACTAGAGGTGCACACATTGTCTGGTCATTTGAATCTTCTCCCACTTTGCAAGATATAGACGAAGAGGTTCAAGCCTTTGAAGAATTGTGGGGTTGTCCACCTACTGCAATCTTTGTGGACAATTTAATGGACATTGCCACAGATGGTGGTGAAGAATTTGCATCTATGCGTGCAATTATGAAAGAGTTAAAGTATCTTGCGAGAGCAACTAATGCTGCGATTATTATACTCCACCATACCAGTGAGGCTGTGCCAGGTAATCCTTGTCAGCCACGAAGTGCACTCCAAGGCAAGGTCGCACAGTTACCTGCTCTTATCTGTACACTTGGTGTTGTTGGGACTTCTATGGCTATTGCCCCTGTAAAGAATAGATACGGAAGAGCAGATGCAAACGGGGATTTGCTAGCGTGGCTGGCATTTAACCCTGAGTATATGTTTATGGACGACATACCAGATAACTCATAGGAGAGAAATGATTAGAGAAGAAGAAGACGATAGAACTCAAGAGATGCGTGCATTTGTTTTACTTGAACTTAAACAAGAGACTGCTAAGTTAATTGAAAAGATTGAATCAGCCAAGATTCCAATCACTGATGAGTGGACTGAAGGTGTTAACGCTGGGTTAGGTTGGGCAGTACGTATC